AGCGCTAAATGGCTAGTTTCTTAGAAGATGTAAATCAAATGGTAATTGACGCTTGCTATCAAGATATAGCAGAACAATTACTTGAAGATTGGATTAATAGTAATCTTGACGAAGGGCAATATTATGCTGATAAGCAATTTGCTGAAATGTCAGGAGATAAGTTTGTTCAATCTGAATTTAATAAATTCTATAATCTAAATGAAGGAGATGAGGATTACTTTGAATAAATATGGATTTGTAATTAAATTAGAAGGTGCAGTAATGGCCAATAATGAGAAAGAAGCACACGAGAAAATTAATCTACACCTAAACGATTTGGGTGAAGTTGATAGCGCAAGATATGATTTAAATTGGCCTGATGTATCTTGGGATATGGAGTATGAGTTATGCTAGGTTATACTGAGTCTGATCTAAATAGAATGATTAATGCTATACACGATTCAAAGCTTTTCTATCTTAGGACCCCGTCCGATTTAATGGACAAGGAGCCTTTGAGGAAAGACCTAGAAGACGCTGTTAGTTTCTTGCAAGGTTTATGGGCGGAGGGTTACTTTGACCACACAGACTAAATCATCATACTTCTTGGAGTATATGAAGTTACATCTAATTAGTCTTAACCAGGACTTAGAGGGTGATTACAATGTTCAATCTAAGATTAATATCCAGGGACAAATTATGGCAACCGAGCATTTATTGTCAGTGGCAACTGATATAATGAATAACTCTAACGAAAGGGTATATGGATGAATTCAGAAGACATTGGGCTCCCGCCCCACTTGCAACGCCTAGTCAATGCAGGTGTTAATGGATTAGATATAATGCACGGAGAACTAAAAAATCTAATGCTAATGGCTGAGCAAGACTTAGCAAGCGCAATAGAACAAGAAGAGTTGTCTGAAGAGGCAATGGATTCTATGGTCCGCACAGAATGTGAAGGGCGTCTAGATATGCTAGTAGAACTGTATCAACTAACTTATCAATTATCATTTGCGATTGGAGCACGTAATGAAGCCTGAAGATAAAGATAAACTAAACGAATGTTTAAAGATTCTAGACACAACGGACCTAGGACTATCTTTAGTCTGGCTATGGACTTGGTCGACCATTAATAATATAATGGAAGATGAGACATACAAGGTCAAGGTAACCCAAGACCAAATGTGGGACAACCTATGTGAGGCTGTATCTGCAGGCCACGGGTTCTCCCTGGAATACGGGGCGGAACAGCACAATGACGACGTCCTTGAATGGATGTTGAACCGTGAATACATTGTTGACACAATGTTCGAAGATGATGAGGAGGAAGAAGATGAAGATGAGTGATGAGTACATCAATGATCAATTAAACAAGGCCCAAAAGCTTTTGTGGGGTGGATCTGAAACTGAGAATATTGAAGCACATAATATTATATCTAAACTAATAAGAGATAGAATGGAAGGGGACGAGGGCCAAAATGACTAATTATGAGCCTAGCTTGGAAATCCTGGAAGTTGAGTATTCTTGCTCACCTGGAGGAATTGATCTATTTGAAGTCTATGATAAAACAGATATACCTTTATCTGTCCCAATATATGAGACAGAAAGTTTGACCGAAGCGGTCCAGTTCTGCTACAATCTAGGGAAAGACTTTACTGTCAGGACATTAGCGGAATGGAATGAAAGGGAGTTGTCATATGCCTCTGTATAGAGTGTTTGGAACCAAGTACACAAATTACTACACAATTGTTTCGGCTGCCGACGAATATCAGGCAGCGGAGATTGCGAACCTTCGTCCAGAAACAGATTGGAATGAAATTACTACAGGTGACATCATTGAGGCTACAGACGTATTCTTAGATGAAGATACCGAGATAGATTTACAACTTAATATCTAGGCGGAAAGCTATTTACAATATCGTAAATAGTTGATATAATAAATATAAACATCTCTTGAAAGGGGATTCAAAATGGCGACAAAGCGTGAATATCTAAAGGCACAGGGAATTACAGTTGGCAAGCGTGGGCGCTTCTCAGCTGCAGCAGTAAAGGCTCTATCAGATGCTCAGACAAATGGGATCACATTTGAGGCAGAGGCCAAGGCACCAAAGAAGTAGTTGGTTGTTTGACCACGGGGGGCTGGCTAAATGTCAGTCCCTCGTGCTATAATCATAGGTCATAGAGAAAAGGCGGAATATGAAAACTAAAGAACAGCAGATAGCAGAACTACTAACTAATTCAGTAGAAGACCATTTCTTCAATCCTGCCGCTTTAGGCAGGTATCTAGCAGACCAGCCTACATACACCCTAGACCGTGTTATGGAGGTCGTTGCGTGGGTTATCGAGAAGCAGGCAAGACGATATGACCGAGAACTGGAAACGGGTGGGGCGATATCAGAAGGCCTTGCTATTGCTTCTAAGTTAGACTTAGTTATAGATAAGATTAACAATGAGAATGAATTAAAGAATGTTAAACTGCCTATGACTCCAAACCAAAGGCGGGCATTCGTAAAGGCCCTACCACAAGAACAAGAACAATCATATAGATACTCTTGGTTACACGAAACAAATAATAAATCTAATACATTTGTAAACCAGGGAATGTAGATCAATGTAATCTAATATAGCCCAGAATTATCCACAGGTTTATCCACAGCCTGTGGATTTTTTTGTGGAAAAAATGTGGGCCAAATTTCCCCTTTACGACAGATCAAAAAAAGTCCCTGAAATTGTGGGCCATATATTTCATTTACGACGAGCTCTAAAAAATCCCTCAAATTTTAGAAGAAAGTATATTTAATCTAATATAATCTATATGGAATGATCCAAAACATATAATGAATCTGGCATAATATACCCAAAATTGGTCAAAATTTTTCTATAGAAATCTATTGACAATGTGGGCCAAATATGCTATTTACGAGGGTATTGACAGGATCCCTGAAATATGATAGGCATATGGGGTCTATGTGGAGCAAAGTGGATTAAAATGGGGGCTTATGGAGGGCATGTCCCATTACACATATATCTAAATAGATATATTATGATAGTAAATGGTTTAGTTTTAATAGTATTTATTTTCTATGATCTGACTATCTATGCAGTCAAATAAGCCTTCTAAGGGGTATATGAGAGGGGATAAAGGGAGGGGGGATATAAGGGTTAAGACCTATCTTGCTCTATTTGAGAGGAACTCTCATGTAGCTTATCTTGGTCTCTATAGATCTTAATTGCACGGTATATACCTACTATACCTAATATAATACCAAAGAGTAATAGCCATCTATTAGAATGATCATAACTCCAACAGTCTGCTCCTGTATAGCAATTGGGATCTCTACCTAGTATATTAGCTATCATCGATTCCCGCCTTTATCTCATTGGTCCTAGAAATGGAGTTATGCCAAAGTCATCATCATCTGACCACTTGCCTGTAGAATATCCTATTTCATCAGCTTCAGGTGAAGGGGTCGAACCTTCATTTACAGGTTCGGAACCTGGCGTACTGCCGTTATACGAACCTGAAATATTTACTTCATTATCCATAGTACCACATACAGAGCATGTTACTTGACCATCTAGGTCTAATTTAAACTCATGATTGTGCATTAGTATCCACCCAGACATTCATTGCGAGTATGATAAAGTCTGATCTTAGTTAGCATCTTCTTACTGCCAGCGCTTAATGGTTCTTTGCATGCCCCGCATTCCATATCCCATTCACCGCTAAAGAAGTCATATTTAGCACCTTTAAAATTGGCATATTTGTGTGCCACAAATGTAGCAAATGGATCAGGTATTTCTAGGTTCTGTATCATATATTTATTATAGCATTTCTGTCAGGTACTGACAAGGGGTGTTCTTCTCGCCGACGATTTCACTATTCGTGCAATACTGAGTTATTTAACCATAATTGATTATCTATAATAGTATATCTTAATACTAGTCGACTAGAATTACATTTAAGACATTTAGGCTTATAGTCTAATGGTTTACTTATTTCAAGGTTTAGCGTTGACTTATCTTTCATACATATATAGTTATACGTATATAGGGGATCCATTCTGTCAGCCAGCCAATTTGTATGAGTATTTTTGGCACATCCTGTAGAAGTATAGGTTTAGTCCACTTCCATACTTATTTAAGAATAATATGTATTCTGGGACAGATATGCTGAATATAGCAAATCTATCTATTAGTGCCTTATCTACCTCAAAGAACCAGTTTTGTAGATGTGAGCATAGGGTGTCAAATATGTCCTCTGTAAACTCCCCTAGATTATTCTTGACTATATGTCCCATATCTTCCATCATGGTTGTAGCTTCTTGGCTCATTGATACCCAGTCTTCTCTGGTATACCCCGCCATCTTTTCTTTGGCTCCCGTTACGTATGGGCTTTCAGGCTCAAACATAGACCAAGACTTCCACAGATATAGGCAGTCTATTTCTTTATTCATTGACTTTGTTTTTGACTCTGATCCAGCATCCGTATTCGTGAGGAGATGAGGTTCCTATATATTCCTGACCAGTTTCCATATCTATAAGTCGCCACTTCCCAGGAGCTTTAGTGTGTATTATTAAATCCATAGGAGAGTCTAACTCTTCTACTCCGCCAAATCCGTATTTATCCAGTAATCTTCTCATATGTATCTATTATACTATATCTACGCATTCATCTCTTCTAATGCTTTAATTGCGTCCATGCAGTTATCTTCTGGGACGTCATTGAAGTAATACTTATTTGTCTCTTCATCTTGGCTCCAGCCTCTCCATCCATCTATATCTGGCCAATAAGATGCTCCCGTATTCATAGACTCTGGGTCCGCCATAATCTCATCTAAATAATCGTATAGATGCACCTCTGCAAATAAAGCTTCTCTTAGTCTGCCCCACCTAAATAAAGTATTAACTAATCTATCAATCATTCAAAGTCCCTCTGGTTTTCTAGTAGTTTATTTATGTCAAGCTTTTTATCATTAGACCAGTGTATATAAGATCTAATATAGACTATGGCATAGGCTATTGCCGATAGGATAAATCCATACTGATTAGTAATTAAAGCATATGTAATCCATAATACCTCATTAAATAAAAGCACCCACCATCCCCAGATTGTCTTGCGACCTACAAAATATATGCCTGCTACGCCGATAACGGCGAGTATATATGACCAATACATTAATTAGTCTCCTCTTCTGAATATTTCTCCCAATATGCAATTCCGTTTTTATCACGGTCATTCCACTCTTCTCCGCTCATATCAATATCTTTTAGCATATCTTCTATAGCTAATTTAAGACGCATTGATCGGTCTCGATCAGGATTAGTCATGGGTTCTCTCTTTTCGACGCACTTTTCGCTTCACTATTCGTCATCTTCATCAATATCTTCTATATCGAATAGATCATAATCAATATCTTTTAATTGATTAAAACTATTATATACTAAATAGCCGATGATGGCAATAGATACTACGCCTGCTGCAAGGGTTATCATTTTCTTGTTCATTACTCCGCCTTCTGAATTGGAATCATTGCGCTACATCTTTCACAATACTGATAGGTTGATCCCGTAAATGGGCAGGTTCCTGCCTCAACTAAAACATGATCTTTAATCATACATACAATAGATTTAATATTAATCATCTGTATACTTAAGCCTTTCTAAAATTTCATCAATGTCAAAATACCTTGGATCCAAGGGATCTGTTACTACCCAGGGTGGAGGTGACTTAGGCTTATCTGAAGATAAGTTTTCCATTACCTGATCAAACTCTAGATAAGTTTTTTCAATTTCTTCAATTACTTTTGGGTCTTCGTCCAAGGCCATCGCCCCTTGTTCTGCTCAGATTCTTTATCTCTTTTTCTTTGAAGAGATCTATAAGCCCCATTAGGCCTAAAATGTTTATTTAAATCTAAATGTTTTGCCTTAAACATATACTTATCTTCTTCAGTCTGATACCTTACTTCGCTCTTTAGCTTTTCTGATCTCTTAAAAGGAATATATAGAGCAAAAGGGTCTCCCGCCTTAATTACTACATCTTCGCCATCTCCATGATACATGACCTGATGATTGGTTTCGTGATGCACATCAGTATCTAAAATACCAGGAAGAACAGAGAAACCTTTGTTAAAATGATAGAATAGTGGTAGTTGCAATACAGACCATCCTGGTGGGGTAATTATTTTCCAAGGCGATTCTGATTTAAATACAAACTGAGCTTCAACTCCTCTAAGATTAGGGTAGCACCAATCTATAAACTGATTATCTCCATGGTAATCCCAAGCGTAGTCGGTTTGCATGACTGACCAGAATGGACCCTTTTGATCAACCCTCAAAATAGTATCTGTCCACATTGGCATGATATATCCCAAGGAGAAATAGTCTGGGAATGAAGGACATACTCTTACTGTATCAGTTCTATTAGAAGGGATTTCCTTAAACCACTCTGGGATAAAGTTTTTTGATGGCTTTGGGATACACTCTTCAATGCTTTCTAGTCCTGGAACCGTGCTTACAAAGGTTATCTTGTCTTTATTTTTCACGCCAACTCTTCTCGTAGATTATAATTATATAATATCGTCTAGGGTTTTGTCAATAGCATCGTCTATTGTTGTAGTGTGTTCTTTTGAGCAGTTCCCACATTGCTTACACATATTTTCTCCAATAAAGATCCCCACCAGCCCTGTGTTTGCAGGGCAGTGGGGAATACTTAATTAAACTTTCTTTGGCTTACCAGTCTTCTTTGGACCTAAAACTGTTTCTCTTCGAATGCCATGTCTGTTTTTGTCAACTTTTGTTGGCGGTCTTGGAGTTGTAATTCCAGATCTAAACTTGCCCTGTGTAGGCTTCTTTCTTGCTGTCTCTTGAGATGTTACTGCACCAGATGGTTGATTATTTGGTGGAGTAGCCATTCCTGTGCCATTCTCACTCATTAATAAATTGTCTTGTCTGCTCAGGTGTTGAAGTCATGTTTAATGTTAAACCTGATTCCCCATCTCTTGAAACATCAGTGATAGTTACTGGAACAATACCAGTTTCGCTACCAAATGCTTCGCATCCACATTCAACGCACACTATTACTTACCGTTGTTTCCAAGTCCAGCGCCATCTTGTGATGACTTATCTGTTGCTGGGAATGCTGCTGCTGGAGCTTGTCCTGTTGGATTTAGATCCAAGTTGTTTGTTGCTCCTGGCTTTGTTTCGTTAAAGCCTGTTAAGTTAATTCCGTCTGTCATTTTATTACTCCTATAGGTTGTATTTAGATGGGTCTAGAAATCCATCTATGAGTCTATTATAGCATTTAGTTGATTAGGATCGGTATATCTGATGCCAGCAATCGTCACAAATATCTATGATCGAGCCTTCTGGCTTTGAAGTAAGTCTGGTTGCTTTTTTACCGCATCCCGCCATTTCACATAATCCGCTAAACATTATTTAGAGGGGCCTTTGGCTTTTTGGCCACGGTATCCTGTCTTCTTCTTATTCATTGATCCAGGCTTCTTGAATCCCGCCCCGTTTGGTGTTGCAGCAATTCTTTGCTCTAAAGCCTTTTTAACTTTATCTAAATGTTTTCCCATTTACTTCTTCTTTGTTGCTTTCTTTGCTGCAGTCTTCTTGGCAGGAGCCTTCTTAGCAACCTTCTTAGCAACCTTCTTGGCTGTTGTCTTCTTTACTGGTGCCTTTTTAACTGGCGCCTTAACTGGAACGTCTGCAACCATTGTCTTTACCTGTTGTTCTAAAATCCATAATCTTAGTCTATTAAACATTTATTCCCTATCTATTTTATAAGTAATATAATCTATTACTTGCTTTGGTGTCCAGTCTTCTGGAAACTCAAAATTATTTATTTGATCTAATACTAACTTAGTATATTTTCTTTGAAAATATCCTTCTAGTTTATATATCTCGTCTTCTGACATACCTTATTCTATCATTTATGTATTAAAGGGGCAAGACCCTTGGGCCCTGCCCCTTTAATTAAAGGATTTACTTCTTTAGCTTAACCTTAAGCTTAGGGAACTTTTTGTTCCACTTTGTAGCGAGAGCATTATACTCTGCAACATATGTAGCCTTAGCAAGATCTGCTGCGGCCTTTGCTGTCACTGCTGCTGCTGTTGCAGTTGCAGAATCTGATGCACGTCCAGCCTTTTCTGCTGCTAGAGCATCTTGTGCTGCCTTAAGTGCTGCATTAGCTGTTGCTAGCTCTGCATTCTTTGCTGCAAGTTCTGCTGCAATGTCACGAACTACGATTGTAGCGCTTACAGAACCAACTGGTGCTGATAGGCCTGTTACGGCTGTTGCTACTGTTGCATATGCAACTACTGTGATTGAACCAGTTGCAGGAACTGTTACTGTCTGCTCTTTTGTTCCAAGTGTTGCTACTGCTGTGTCAGTTGTCAGCGCTGTTGCCAATGCTGTTCCAGAGCTTGAAACCAAAGTATTAATTGTGGCTCCACCCTTTAGATTACCAAACACATCGTATCCTGATACCTTAAGTACCTGTGATGTACCTGCTGCTGCTGATGCAGGAGCGGTTAGTGTAATTGAGTTCAAAGCACCTGCGGTACCTTGTACATAATAAACTGTTGTAGTTCCAGCACGAGTAATCGATACTGATCCTACTGCTGTACTTTTAGTATATACATAAAAGTCTGCTGATGTTCCAGTTCCTGTTGCAATTGATAGCGTTGAGGATCCAGATGATGCTGTTACTGCTGCACCAGTTGCTGATAGAGCAGGAACAAGTGTTGCATTTACTGCAACTGCTGTTACTACTGTTCCAGTGTCTACGCCTGTTACGGCAATCTTCAATGCATCTGCTGCATCTACACTGTTATCTGCTGGGACGGGTAGTGATACAGGAGTTGTTACTACTGTTCCACCTGTTGCTGCAGAGCCTGCAACCGTTAATGTAACGGTGCCTGCATTGGCGTTAGCCGATGGTGCTACAAGCATTGTGCTAGTCAGGGCTGCAGCGATGATTAGCGATACTTTCTTAAATGACTTCATTTAATTTATTCTCCTTCTTACTCTAACTCTTTCTGAGCTAGAATTCTAATTTATGTATGAGTTCCGCCATTGGGTCGGTGAGTGATTAGACTCAATTTCTTTTTTCGTATCAATGTCATCATACATTCGAACAACGTGAATGCAAGGGTCTTGGCCTTCGCCAAACTCTGCATCTTCTTGCTCTGACATTGGTAGTCCGTCGTGTGTACTGCATACAGGAGGTCCGCACCAACCTTTTTCAATCCCGTATGACATCCATTCGTCAAACTCTAGTTCAGCCATTCCTCAAACTCCTTCATAAGTTTATGCTTGGGCTTTGCGCCTTGCACTGTATGGACTGGCTTTCCATTCTTAAATAATACCATAGTCGGTATTGATTGTACAGAGTATTCCTGTGCCTTTTCAGGATTCTCATCAACATTTAACTTACCGACCAGTAACCCAGTAGTTTTTGATATGTCATCCAGGACTGGGGATACCATTTTACAGGGACCACACCATTCTGCCCAAAAGTCGACAAGAATCAATTCATTACTTTCTACTACAGTATTAAATGTTTCATCTGTGATTATCATTTTATTCAGGCTGATCTTTTAATTCTTCTGCTGCCTCATTAAACTTATTGATAAAATTCTGAACAATGAATAGGGTATACTCAGAAGAATTTTTTTGTAAAGTTTCTAGAGCCTGTGGTGTTTTCTGATCATCTGGTAAAGCCTTTGACCACTTATCATAGACTAGCACAGAAATATCTTTAATGATTTCTTCTAAAACCGTTAAGTTTACCTTGTTATCCATTTAGAGCTCCTTGTAGGTTAATAAGCTTTCCACCCGTAATTTTTGAATTAGAGGTTGGCTTAGCCGTAACAGATAGCAGTTTGTATACCTGTTCATATGTTAAATGTGGTTTTGCTGATTTAACTGTTGCCCATGATGTTGCAGCAATAACTGCTGAGGCAGAAGTTCCAGCGATATTAACAACCTTGTTTCCTACAGTGGTTGCTCTAACCGTTCCTGGAGCAAAGAAATCTGTGAGTAGGGGATCGTGGTTAGAATAGATTGCAATTGTTTCAGCAGGCATTGTAGCCCCAACTGCAATTGATGCAGGAATACAAGCTGGCCAATCAATTCTTTGATAGTCTCTGTTGTTTCCTGTAGGGAAAAATACTGGTACATCTAAGCTAATCAATTCCTTGATCTTTCCTTCAGTAATTGGAGTCTTAGGGCAGTAATCAGATGTAGCAGATCTTGCACCAGTGTGACCCAAAGACATAGAAACTGCTTGGATGTTAAACTTTTGTTTGTTACGAATTACCCAGTTAAGGGCATTATATACTGTCTCTTCACCAGATGATTGGCGTAGACCAGTTGCGTTTGCACCAATAATTCTAACAAATACTATCTTTACGTTAGGGTTGGTTGCAATTGCTAATGAAGCCATTTGAGTTCCATGATCAAAACCGTTCTTGCTCATAACAGTTGCTGGAAGAGTTGAAGAATTAGTTCCTTCCATTTCAGGTAAACCATTAGGGCAAGAAGACCATTGTGTTACACAAGCTTCAAATAAAATTCGGTCTTTAAAGATTGGTAAAGAGGTGTCCAACGCTGTGTCTAAAATTGCTATGGTTGGATGAGCTACAGTTTTATTTTGTAGCGATGCCGCCTGAGCGGATGCAGGAATCAGTATTGCAATGGCTGCTAGAGCCGATATTAGTTTTTTGTTCATATCGTAATGATACTAAATTCGATTAGTCTTGTCAATAGTCTACTTATCTTTATTTAGTTTAGCTTTGTACCATTTGCCAGCGTCCATATCTGGACCGCTTACCTTGCTTTCATCTAACAGCAATCTTACTGCTGTATTTAAATATTCGATTTGAAACTGCATTCTAAGCATTTCCATTTCAAGTAATCTAATTCTTTCAGATTTTCTCATTCTTCCGTTCCTAATACGTCTATTGGTGTTGGCGCAGTTGCCAAACTACCACAGCTAAAACATTCCATATCTAGAAAATATGTTGCAATCTCACCATCTTGAAATATTACCTTAAGGTCCCAGACCATACTACCGCAGGGGCATACATGTGTCGGGGTACCTCTAAGATCCATCGCAGAGTCATAGTTATGGGGTCTCATCTGGCTATTAATGTGTTCTTCGTCATTCTTATCTTCGTCTTCATCGTTGATAACAAGAATTCTGTTTTTTTCAAGAAGATCTTTGACTACTCCTAAAGTAAGTAATCCAAACATGAGGGCAGAAAAACGAGAGAACCATTTCATAAATCAATTATACCTTAAACTTGGATATATGTATAGGGTGCTGCTACGCTCATATTAAACTCAGTTGCTGCTTCTAATGCAGCCTTTAGTCTAAGTCTAGGGTTTCTTTGCTTCTTTGTTGCATGCAGGGCTCCAAGCGCTATCATTCCCCCACTGCCTTCTGCCATATAGTTTACAACATTCTCTCCAACATGAAAGTCTTCATCTATGGTAAAGAGTCTTCCGCAAACCCCAACTATAAAAATACCGCCAGTGTCTTCTTCTGATGATGCGCCAATGCTTCCGTATCCACCATCTTTAAATGCAACTTTAACAGAATCAATAAATTTAGTTCTCATAAACTTATCTAATCCAGAATTAGTTTTTGTCGGAGTATATTTTGGTGGAGTCCATGAGTATTGAAGAATCTGACCCATTCTAAAAGAATCGGTAAATGCAATGCCATACTGACCAACTTTAAAAACTTTAGGCTCTTTTCTTGACAGGATCAAGCCAGTTTTATCATCTGATGCGGCGTGATCGGAACCCATATATACGGTTCCGTTTTGGGCAATGGCTACTATGCAGGTCATATTGCTAGTATACTAAATTTAAAATTATGTGTCCAGCTCGTCAAAATGATGTTCGGCATGGGTTACCAGAATTAAAGCTTCTTCAAGCTCGGCTTTTACGGATATAAGCTGTTGAATGGCATCATAATATTTATCTTTCCATTCGGTTAATTCTTTTTCAATTTTATATAATTCAATTTTAAGGTCTCTTAAATCTATTTTAAGATGATCTTGCTCACGCTCTGCTCGCCTATTTCTTTCCTTGGCAAGATCCCTTATTCCTGCTATTATTGCCGTTCCTAGACCGCTTAATATAGCAGCAGAAATAGCAATAATGACAGAAGTGTAGTCCATGATAAACTAATTATACCTTAGTATTAGTTTAAACTAATAGCTCGGATGCAGATATTTCATTGCCCAAATAACGGCGTTTAATAATAAATTCCTTGACATAATCTGATCCATTAGATCTTCCAGCCAAAATTACTACCCATCTAGGCTCTAGTTTACTAGAAATACATGTTTCGCATATTAGCAAATTAATTGGAAGCAGTGCAGATTTCTTTGCTTCTAGTTTATTCTTGGATTTATTACAGCTATAACACAATATCTTTTCCATTAGTTTGAGTCCTCAATATGCGTAAATACTATCTCATCTACAATTGTAAATTCTTCGTTTTCCATAAGCTCTTTGTACTCTATCCCATCCTTGGTATAACTAACAGTTGATGCGTATGCACCAAGTTTTTCCACAGTTCCATGAAGATCTTCTGCATGAATAAAAACAATGTGGGTGATATCATAATACTCTTTCACTAGGCTTGCCCTCCAGTACGCATCTTACTCCATATGATTCAAGCAGTTGCTTGACCTTTCCTACATAATCAATAACCATTTCTTTTTTGGTTCCCTCAAACTGTAAAAAATTATCTTCATATAATCGTAGTGCTAAAAACTGTGGGTACATTACTATGTCCATCAAAAGCATCGAAGGCTTCTTTATTTGATGAACAGCCTTTTTCATCTCTGGGGTATAAAATACTGGCTTATTAGGTTCGCCAGTCCATTCGTTGACCCCGTACTTAAAATGTTCTTTTAGCCTGTCTTGGCTTTTATCAATAAACATTTTTCTTCTTTAACTTCTTCCATAGGTCTTGATCTTTATGCAGATTCTTAGACTTATCAATTGATCCAGATGTCAAGTATACACCGCCCCATACACCGTATTCATTTCCTTCAACTCCAGATTCATAGCACATGCTAATTACTGGACAACTTAAACACATCTCATCTATGTTCTTTGCTATGTTAGAATCGGACTCATACTTCTCGTAAAACAAATCAGTGTTCATTCCTCTGCATATAGCAAGATGAAACCAATCTAAAGAATCTTGATCTATTCCTAAACTACTTAAAATGTCTGACATACTTAGTGGGTAGCTTCCATGTTCCATTGGCGGCAACTGCAATTCGTTCTGCTGTTCCCCAGGTGTTCTCTTTGAACATTCCTTTTATGCTGGTAAACCCGCCACTATCTTTTTTCCAAATTATAAGATCGTAATTATCCCAATAAGGGGTTACATTCTTAGCCTTCTTGATAAAGACTTCGACACCTAGTTCTGTTAGATTTAACATTTTCCCTCAAACATAAACCGCAGCATCCCACTAATATATATTATACAGTAGAACCTGCGGTTATGTCAATGATTATCTAAGAAAAGCTCCACCCCATATGGACTTATTTACTTCTTTTTCTGCTTCGTTAATTGGAGCCTCGTCCGCAGACTTTTTAATAGGAACACAATTAGGAACCTTACGGCCACCCTTATCTTTCATTCCTTGCTGCTCATATCCTGACCAGCATGCCTTCTCCATATTATCCCATTTGTCTTCGTCTTCATTATCTGACTCGTATGACTTTGAAATCTCTTCATCTGTAAGATCTTCTGGCTTAGGATCTATTGATTTTGCTAAATCATCCTCTGTAATTTCAACCACTGTCTCTATTGGATTTACTACATCTTCTAAGATGCCTTTAATTTCTTCTACCATTTCCTGCATTTCTAAATTCTTTTTCATGTTTTTCTCCCTTGTTACTATTTTTCTAGACCATGAGAACCCTGCGTCCCCACCCCAAGCCAACCACATAATTTTGCCATTAGATGGGTTTTCTGCATTATTAAAGTCTTTTCCTTTTTTATCTACCTCATGGCGTGAAAAAAAAGAATACATTCTTTTAACTGTTGATAGACTTAAAGTCTCTCCTCTTGCTAGCTGTCCTGCACGAGTCCAGCCTACTGCCGTTCCCGCACCCTTAGCCTTGCCTTCTTCTTTTAATTTAATTGCACGGCGAGCTGCAGATTGCATTCCTGAAGTTGGTTTGTATCCTTCGGTTGCCATTATTTTTCCTTAACGCTAACTACTTTAACGTTTTTAATTTCATCGTCTACGCCAAATATATCATTAGCATACTCTAAAGCATCGCTCTCATCAAAGGCTTCTACTTCTGCCGTTACTTCAAGCTTAACTTTGTATGTGTTCATTTACTTACCGCAGGTTGGGCATACTTTTGCTTTAGCCTTAGCAGGCTTTTGTTCTGCAGGAGTTGCTGAGCCTGCTCCTTTAAACTTTGGACGGCCAAATCCTACAATTGAAATCATTACTCCAGCTTTGTTTTTCTTATAAGCACGAAGTTGTTTGCAAGTTTCTCCGCCATTTCTTTGGCTTCCCTTTTTCTTTGAAGAAGTGTTTCCTTCGATACACCAGACAGTTCCATCTTCGTTATCTTTTACAACAATTCCAACGTGAGAAATTCTATCGACACCATCTGATGGGAAATCAAAATAGGCTATATCTCCTGGTTCTGGATCTGCAACGTCTCCATCAATCCATGACCCAGCTTTCTTAAATGCTGCTGCTCCTGCTGGAGTGTAAACAGTGTTAGGAATTTTTACGCCAGATTCTGAGGCACACCAGTTAACGAAACTTCCGCACCATGGTTGGAAGTTAGCTTTCATAAAAGCGCCATATTTTGTTTCGTTATCTTTTGGACCTTCAATGGTTCCTAGCTCTGCTGTAGCAACTTCAATTAAACGTGCTGCTGTACCCTGTTCTGCCATTAGTCTTTGTCCCAATCTGTATCAACTGGTTGTTCTGCTGGCATCTCTCCGTCTGGCTTTGCCGCTAAACGTGCTGCAGTTGCATCAATTTCTGCTTCAAGCTTCTTGTCCGCCTGTGTATTCTTTGCATCTACTTCTTTGTTTTGTATTTGAGCCGCCATAATATCCTTGGCACCTGAGTTGCCAATCAAAATTCCTGCAAGGGTTCCTGTAATAAATGTTGCAATACTTCCTAGAACATTAAAAAACATTTTGTCATTTTCTGACTGAGCTCCGATAGGTTGTGTTACAAACAATAGTCCATAAATAATTCCAACTGCTGTTAGAAACAAAATGCCTCCAAGAGTTATTCCTAGAATAAACTTTAAACGAGCATCTAAGTCTGCAGCCGTTAATCTTTCTTTAGCCATTTGTTATTTCCTGTTCTGGTGTAGTAGGTGTAATTTTTATTACATCTTTTGTGCAAGTCTGTGAGGCTTCACATTCTGGAGGATTACATGCTGCAATTTCCCAATTTTTAGGATCTTGGCATTCATAGCGATATCTATTTAAAGAGTCGCATCCAGTTAATGATAGCATTAATAGCCCAGATAGGGCAATAGTGATTAATTTCCTCATACCACTATTATACCCTATTCTGAGTTTTTATTTCTAATAGGGCTCGTAGCTATCCAAAGTGCTGTGGTAGCTACAATTCCATAACCGACTATAGTTTTAGCACTTCCGTCCAAAACTACCCAGGCAATAAACATTCCAAGAAGGGTCCATGCCTGATCAATCATATCCTTCATGATATTTTTTAGTACTCTTACCATTTTCTACCTCCTCGTGAACCTGGTGAATTTGCTCCTGATGAGCCTCCCCCAGAACTTCCTCCGCCCCCTGTGCCACCTCCAGTGGCTCCTCCTGTGGCAACTGCTGCTGCATTAATTGCGGCACCTGCTGCTACAACTGTTGCTACAACCATTTCTGTTGCCTCTTCTCTTTCTTCATCTGACATATCAGCACCTATATTACTCAATGCCTGAATAGCCGCTCCAGGGTCTGAAAATGCTGTTGATAATAACTCTGCAGGATTTTCAAGCAATACCAAAGATGCTGCTACCTCTGCAGTAATAACAACTTCGTTACCGTTTTCATCTTGACGAACTTCAACAGGTGTATCTGCAGGCAAATCTTTATACTCAATTCCAGCCTCTTGTATTTGTTCTTTAGTTAAAGATTCTCCAGGAGCAATAGACTCTACAAGAGCCTCTGCTACCAATTCTTTTTCTGCATTAGTTAATTTTCCATCTTCGGATAAAGCATCTGCAAGATTTTGAACTTCTTCTGCAGTTACTTCACCGTCACTTGCTAACTCATTTAAAATATCTTCTGCTTCCTCTGCATCTATTTTGCCATCAGACAATGCGTCATCAACAGATTCTTCTACTGCTTCTTCTGATCCCGCCTCTGGTTCTTCTGCAGGTGGTTCTTCAGCAGGTGGTTCTTCTGCAGGTGGTTCTTCTGCAGGTGGTTCTTCTGCAGGTGGTTCTTCTGCAGGTGGTTCTTCTGCAGGTGGTTCTTCTGCAGGTGGTTCTTCAGCAGGTGGTTCTTCTGCAGGTGGTTCTTCTGCAGGTGGTTCTTCTGCAGGTGGTTCTTCTGCAGGTGGCTCTTCTGCAGGTGGCTCTTCTGCAGGTGGCTCAGCAACTGGTGGCTCAGCAACTGGTGGCTCAGCAACTGGTGGTTCGGCAACTGGTGGTTCAGGAGCTGGTGCAGGTGGTTCAGGAGCTGGTGCAGGTGGTTCAGGAGCTGGTGCAGGTGGAGTAGGGGCTGGTGCAGGTGGAGTAGGGGCTGGTGCAGGAACTGCATCAATTACTGTTTGTGCTACTGCTAATATTGTAGGTGCGGTAGTTACTTTTTCTACGGCTGTAGAAACAATTGCAAGGTCTGCCACCTTTTCAGTCAATGTTGTGCTTGCTGCTGATAATGCCGTTACAGTATTTTGTGAAACAGTTGCGATTGGTGCAATAACTGTATTTGTATTTGCTGTATTTGTTGCAACAATAGCAGTAACTGCTGAGTTTAATGTAGCAATTTGTGCGTTTGCTGTATCAATTGCTGCCAATACTGTTGCATTATCTGGATCAGGTGTAGGAGTAAAGGCTGGTCCTTGACTTATTGTCCCATTAAATCCAGGACCTGAATTAGTATCAATAATAGGTGTTATTGCTCCGCCTGCTGTTTCTCTTATATTAAATCTAGCACCGTTTGGTATTGGTCCAGTAACATTAACATCTGCCTGCCATGCTCCGTTAGATGGATTAACGTCTGCGTTAAATCTAACTTGAGTCATTTGTGTCTCGGCTGTAGTTAAAGGATAAACTCTAAGATCCCAAGCAACACTAAGTGTATTAGTAGTTGTTGAGTATGTGATTCCAGACCCATTACTCCATGTAGTCCAGTCCCAGCCTGCTATAGATATAGAAGGAGCATTAGGTGTAGTGTGATATGTTCCACCTTCATTTACCCCAAAAGTAATTGTTGCATTAGAGCCTACAAAAACATTGTTATATGTTACTCCACCCATCTGTAAATTAAAGGGAAGGTTCATTCGAACGCCAGCGTCATCGACATTAGATAAAACATTTGTAGTTGTGCCGATAGTTGCTGCAAGGGCGTTGACTGCGTCTTGAGCGTTATTAATTGCTACGTTTGCTTGAGTTAATTGTGTTTGAGCCTCTGTCCGTGCAGGAGATACTGCTGCTAAAGCCGTCGTTGCTGTTGTAATGGTAGCAGTAGTTGTATCTACTGCTGCTTGAGCTGCTTGTATTGAAGTAGAGGCTGTTGCGGCCTGTGCTGCTTCTGTTGCAACTGCTACGGCCACCTCTTCAACTGTAGCAATGGGTGTTGCTGACAAAGTATTCGATGACGATATAACTGTTTCTGCTGCAGCTGTTACTACAGTAGTTGCTGATTCAACTGCTGCTTGGGCAACTGCTACTTCTGGAGCTGCTGTTGTTGCGTTTGCAGGAATTGCTTCAACCGCTGTTGTTACTGCAGCTACTGCAGTTGTTACATCACTAACTACTGCTGTTGCTGTTTCTACAACTGTTGCTGTACTTGCAACTTCTGCAACTGCTGCTACTGCTGTTGTAACTGCAGTGTTTGCGGTAGCTACGGCTTCATTAGATGTTGTGACTGCCTGTACTGCTGTTGCTATTACGGCAGTGGCTGTATCCGATGCAGCTGCGGCTTGTGCAACTTCTGTAGTTGCTGTAGCAAGAGCTGTATTAACTGCCTGCTGTGCTGGGCTTACTACAACTTGCTCTGCAGGTGCTGGTGGCTCATTAGCATTAGCAAAATTAGGACTAAAAAGGAAAAGCCAGCCGATTATAAAAAGGCTGGTTAAAAAATACTGTAACTTTCTAGTCAACTAGGTATCTCCTAAGTAATGCAATATCTTTGCTTACTTAATAATTATACCACTAATGTTATTTAGGATTATCTGTTTTATAGAAACCATTACCCTTAAACTGTATACCAAATGGTGTAAAGTGTCTAGTCATTTGTGACTCACATTCAACACATGTGTAACCTGGATCTGTATCGGTTATTGATCTATGTACTGACATTGTTGCATGTGCATCATCATACGAACACTTGTATTCATATACAGGCATTACTTACCGCTCTTTTTTCTCTTCTCTGCTAAGGCGTTAAAGTCTTTAACCTTAGTGTCTCCCAAGTATCCCCAGGCATGTCCATCTGCAATCATTTTTTCATTCATAGAAACTTCTGATCCATCAAGGAACAGCCAACCTAAAATTCTTCCGTACTTTTCTGATGAGTCCATTTTTTCTGTTTTGATGACAACAGTTTTGGCAGCTTCAATTTCACGCTTTAGATAAGCTTTTGCTTCAAGGCCTAATGCTTTTTCCATTTTGTCTGTAGTTCTACTTTCTGGTGTATCTATACCAGCTAGTCTTACTCTTGAGCTAAATGAGATATCAAATCCAAGATCTATCTCTACATCGATTGTATCTCCGTCCACAACCTTTGTAACCTTTTTAACATAATACTCGAACATGATTCTCCTTAAATTATAAGGAGCAGTTTGAGGACATGCTCAGGTCCATCCTTCGGGTAGCGACCCGAATAGTCTGCGACTCCCCAGTGACGGGGTGCAGGTTTCTATTATACTATTTATTTGATCTTGATGGTCTTTGGCTTCTTCTCTTCTGGCAGAATGCGTACAATATCAATCTTAAGCATTCCATCCTTTAGTTCCGCTGCCTTTACTTCCATATATTCACCAAGGGCCCACTCACGAGTAAATTTACGGGCAGCAATTCCACGATGGATAAACTTCGAATCGTTATCCTCTGTGTTTAATTCTCCCTTTACAGTGAGCTTGCCGTCTGCTGTTGATACATCAATATCTGTCTTAGCAAATCCAGCAACGGCTAGTTCGACAACAAAGTTGTCTTCGTCTACCTTGATTACGTTATATGGTGGATAGTTAGTTGCACTTGATACTGTTTGAGCGTGGCTCCATGTATCTAAAGCTCTATCAAATCCAATGAAAAAGGGATCCTTGAAAAGATCCCATGTGTATGTTGTTACCATTTTATTCCTCCTTCAAGCGAATAAGTTAATTTGTTTAGGCCCCTTACGGCGACCTAAATATATTATATCATATTCTAGTCGTTCGGAATATCCCAATCAATATCCATATCGATCAGGCCCTTTTCCCTTGCAATCTTACGTCCTTCTGGACTTAAATGAATAGTTGCTTCTAGGTTTTCGTCATACTCTATTTCAACTAAGCCATCTTCATATAATTCCATTAGGGATCTATTTACATATTCTGTGTGAGACTGCCATAATTCTGGAGCTAAAGTTTCTGCATCTTCGCTAATGGCATAAATAAGCTCTCCATTTTCGTCCATGCCCTCTAAAGTAACTGCACCTATTTCCATATAGTAGGCTAGTCTATCGGCATCGTATTGATCTTCTTCTTCGCTCACACCATCTCCTTTTGTGCAACAGGTAGGACTTGAACCTACGACTACCGAATTATGAGTTCGGGGCTCTAACCAACTAAGCTACTGTTGCCTAGTTTTATTATAACGTTCCGTCCTCATTCTTGTCAATAGTACTCTCAACTACTTGTTGTACATAATCAGAAAAATGTTTTCTTATACTACCAGTAGGCCTATTGCCAATTGACTTCCAAATTCTTTTATACTCTATAACGTTTGCAAAACTTGTTGGGCAAAGTATAACACCTTGATATTCTTTTAATGTAGTAGGCAGAGGTACATGTTTTCCACAACACTTGCATTCTTTAGCCCGCTCTTGATATATGCTCATATTATTTCCATTCCTTCTAGTGCATTTGATAAGTGTTGAGGCATTCTCGGTGCTCTTATCATATTAATAACATTTGTATCATCTTCATCTTCTCTGTCCCACTTTAGAGAACTGTATGTATGTATATCTATTTCTTCATTATTAGAAGGCCTGCTTCTTTTAATGGCATTAAATATAGCACCGCATACAGCATCAGCTAAATCTTTAGAACCCTTTCTAGGGTGATCAACTTTATCTCTCATAATTTTAAGCTGAAGCAATTCATCTATAAGCAGTGGGATGTGGGGTCCGTCTAATCTGTCTTCTGCTACAACCATTGCCATATCGTCATAGTGCTTTTTAGCAACAGATAAAGTTTCTGTATTAATTCCATACTGCTTTAATTGCTGCATCATGTCGTGAGAGTTCCATCTATCAAATGTACATATTCTTACCTTAAAGCCCTTTGATCTTAAAGACAAGATATAATCTTTTACTTCTGTAAAGTCTACTGATTTGTCTGGAGTTGGAGTCCAATACCTTACAACATCTACTTCAACAATTGGTGCTGGCTGAGAATAGGTATCTGTTACCTTAACATTAACCCACTTCTTTACGTGTGCCATTGCCACTGCACAATGGTCATGCTTTTGTGCAAGGTCAACGTGGATAAAGTATTCTTTATCTGGATCTGGCGCAAACCAATCTTCAAATCTTCCAAAGTTATCTACGGCTAGTGCAGTGTTCTTGAAGGCATTCTCAATCTTTTCTCTAGACTTAAAAAATGCGTCTACTGCATCTGTTGGCATACAGGCAAATCTTCCTAACGCATCTGTGTAATTTTTGTAGAAAGCAACCTTAAAGTCTTCAATTTTTCTTACTGGATTAACTTCCCACGTAGGTCTTTTTAAAGCGTACATCTTAGGATACTTGTATGAAATGATATGGTCTTCTTCCCACTCAATATCAAATTCATTCCCTTCAGTTCCATCTGGAAGGTCTTCGTCTAATTTAAAATGATGAGTTCTAGTTACAACTTCTTTTTCTGCAACGACGTCGTCGTATCTTTGCTGTATATAATCATTCTTATATCTAGGAAATGAAAGAAGAATTACTTTACCAAAATCTGGGAAACGTGAGTCTACTGATGCCCTATACATATCATATATAGCCCCACCAGTTTTAGCCTGCTCGTGGCCGCTTGTATTTTCTGTGGCAAAGCCTGAGATCTCATCAAGAATGATTACGATAACGTTATATCCTTCCCAGGCCTCACGCTCTGAGTGACCTGAGTGTACTGTTATGGCTTTATCAAATTTCATCTCAGAAGCTTTTGCTTCATACTTCCCAGTAAACCATGGCGACTTATCTATTCGTGTCTTAAAACCCTTAAAGAATACGTTATTTGCCTGCTGCGAGTTGATTGCAATATTGATAATATCAATTGAGTCTCCAGGAGGCTTTCCATAATATGTTGCTGGATCTTTAAGGCACAACAATAAATAAACTATATATGCTACTGATATTGTAGAGCAGTAATCTTTTCCAGATCCTTTTCCCAGCTGAGCAACTATTTCGTTAGCCGTCTGCTTAAACATTCTAACGCCTTCGTCTTCACCAAACAATTTAACCAACGTAGACTCTTTATAAATCTGTGAGCTTTTTTCAATAAGAGTGTATTGGTGTTCTGATAGAGGTGGTAGTCCCAAATAATCTGGGCTTTGCACAAACGTTCTTAAGTCTACGGGGCGTTCATCAAACTCTTCGCCATCTAGCATGTCAATCAGATCATTAAAATCAAGATCCACTTGTGACCTCCGCATCAATAATAACAGGCTCGACTACTCCAGTTATTTGAGAAAGGCGCTTTGCAACCTCCATTTTACATTTAGGGCAGGTAGCCGTAACTTCTTTTAATATCTTTACTAGTATGTCTTGCTTCTTTTCTGTCTCCGCAATTTGTGTTGCCAGCTCTGCATTATCAAGTAGTCCTACTTCTTGAAGCATTCCAATTCGCTTGCCTTCAATATCTGCAATTAGTTTTAATGCGCCAGACTTAACATTTAGCTGACCCTGTGTATCCGCATCCTCTACAGTTTTCCAAGCTTCTTTAATAAGCATTGCGTAGTGTCGGTCTGCTCCAGATATAGCCTCTTTAGCCCTGTCACGGGCCGCTGTGTCGTTGTGAGCAACTGTCTTCCACTCATCTATCAACTCAACTACTTCGGCCCTCTTAAAGCCTGTTATGGCGGCGATTTGGGTAGGGTTATTACCTTTAAGCAATTCTGACACAACAGTATTCATGCGGTCAAAATGGTGGGTCAACTCTATATCAGACATATACTAGAGTATACTCTTAGTCGACTGAAATAGCAAGTTTCTTAGCAATTTTAAGCAGGATCAAATAACCAATCATGTCATCAATATCGTTATCTCCTGCAAATCCTGAGCCATTCTTAATTCTATTTATCTTATCATCAATACGAATTTTAATTTGTTCTTGATTATCCGCCTGAGAAAATATTCTAATTGGGGACAAGGCCGAGTCTCCGTATGATATATTCTTTTCAATTAGCATCCCTGCTATTTCAAGACACTCTGTAATAATCTTATTGCCTGATGGGGCAGATGTTGCCATTAATTGAAGATCTGTAACCCACATCTGATAGCCTTTTTCTTTTTCTGGATATGCCGCCATTTTATTCTCCATCTCTATTGTATATATCTGAGTCTATCCACCAGTCCTCAAATATTTTTCCTTCATGATCTACATTTTCTTTTACAAGAACGTAGTTAAACTTTTTAAATATTTCTTTTGCCTTTTCTTTTACTATAAGATTGTTTTGATCTGCATAAAGGTCATGTTCAAATGTTACAATAGAGAACCTATATCTGTCAAGCGGTAGTGCCTCTAGAGCTTTTAAAGACTGGAATGCAGGCTCAATGTCTATTTGTAAATAATCTATGCGATCTGGAAAATTATTGTTTTCAAGATACTCTAGGTAGTCGAAGGTGGTTGCATCGGCAGTTAAACATGGATTAGATCTATTTGAATTATATTCATCTGATCTTTCTTTGTCTATTTCTAATGCCACACCACTCCACCCATAATGTGTTTCTAGAAGATAGGTATTGCTGTCATATCGAGAGTGGTATCCGCCTATCTCTAAGTAATATCCGTTTCTCTTTTCTTTTAAAGAGCTAAGCACAAATGATTCTTGCCCTGCCTGGCTATTACTACCCTCATAAATTTTCATCTTTTTTTAATCAATCCGAACTGGTCTAGGTATCTCTGTATAGTCATAGCAGATACATTACATTCTTTTCCTATTTCTGTTACCGTTTTCTTTTGAACTACATATCTTCTATATAGCCACTCTTTACTTTGATATAGCTTCATCGTTCTGTTAGAACCTTGTTAGCATAATGAGCAATTCCAAATGAATCCGCTACGTCGAAGTCGTTTAAATTAATGCTATATTTTTTATTAAAGTATTCTACTGTTCTTTGTTTACGCATATTACGTAGCTGAGTTTTATACCAAGAGTCTGCGTAGCCTGGATTCTTTGCTCTTATACCCGCCTTCTCATCCTTTGTGGGGTTCTTGTTTCCAATGTATGCTT